CCATCAGGCCGCGCAGTTCGTCAGCCAGCCCGGTGCGGGAATATCCACGTTCCCCGGAATAACGACCCATGCTGTCACGGCGGGCATTCATCCTGCCGCGAGCACCGCTCATGCCGTCGCGATACGATCCGCGATAGCTGCGACCGTCATAGGACATATACGGATAGTTGCCGGAATACTCGGCATCTTCGTACTCATCGATGATCTTGCACAGGTTCTTTACCGTGTGGGTCAGCTTGTCGACGATATCCAGCGTGCCAGCGGACAGTTCGCCCTTCGAGCCGTACTCCTTCAGCTCCTTCATGAGCATCTCTTTGAGTTCATAGAGTTCGTTCATCGTTCATTCTCTCCTTTCTCAGGCGACCCTGTTAATAACGAGATTTGCGTTCTGCATCTCGATCACTGGCGTGGGAACGGTTGCCGGGTCTTCATCTGCCGCGACATAACGAACGGACAGGGTGAAGCAGCAGCCTTTCGGCACGGTGATGATCGCGGTGCTGGTAACATTGCCGAACGTATCGACCGCCGCCGGGACGAAGATCGCGCGGCTGGTCTGACGAGGTTCTCCGTTCACCGTCAGCGCGACAGCAATCGGGGTAACTTCGCCGCCAGTCGGGATGGCAATGTTGCCATTAAAGGTCACCTGATACCGGGCGAAACAATTGGGCGTGACACCGCGCAGGATAAAAATCCCGGTCTCATCCTCGTGATAGACATAACCACGATTGCACGGGATAGATGCGGTGAAGATCGCGGGCTGATTCAGCGAGATGCTTTGCACCGCGTTCGCAAGATATTCTGCCATGATGTCACCTTCTTACGCTACGCCGCCGCAGCCGCAGCCGCAGCCGACGGTGTTCCCGCCGCAAGTGAAGATCGGGGTACGACCGTACACAGGCGTTGAAGGAACCGGGCAGGAGTTCAGGCGGTTATACAGCGCGTCGACCTCGTTAGCGAATCCCTGCTGGATGAGAGCGTTCTGCGCGTTCTGAGAAGCCTGCATGGTCGCCATGTTCAGCTGGTTCTGCAGCCCGGTATTCTCACGCTGCGCCTGAGCCAACTGATTCTTCACGCCGTCGAGTTCGAGGGCGCAGAGCTTGTCGAGGATCGCCTGCGTGCCGCGCGTCTGCGCATCGATGATGTCGCGGGTGTTCTGAGCCGCTGCGGTACGATCCGCGCAGTTCTCCGTCGCCACGGTGTACTTCAGATCGGCAAGCCCAGCACGGTTGTCGCAGCAGCACTGCTGAAGAGCGGACTGCACGCCGAACATCTGCTGCATGTCAGCCATCTGCCGCGCATTCGCGCTGATTTCGGCCTGAGCCGCCGCGTTCGCGATGCCAGCGTTCACGCCAGCGAAGCCGGAACACAGGGCCGTCTGCACATCGCCGAATCCGCTGGTAATGCTGTTCTGAATGCTGTTGATCGAGGTGTTGAGCATCTGATCGCGGAAACCACCATTGATCTGATTGCTCTGGTTCATCCACGGATACAGATCGTTATTGCCGCCAAAGCCGCCACCGAATCCGTTGCCCCAGCCGTTGCCGCCGAGCAGGATGAACAGCAGCAGAATCCACCAGCCGGAGCCGCCGAAATCACCAAAGCCGCCGTTGCCGCCGCCGTACATCGGGGAGACAGGCATCACCATGTTGGTGCTGCCGTTTTCATCAGTCAAAGCCATTGTATTTCTCCTTTGGTTTATTTATGTAAGCCGCCTGTGCACCGACGGATCACATCGTCCGATATCGCCTGATATCACTTGATACCCATCATGCGCTGGAACTGCTGCGCCATCTGAACGGCGTTGTTGTACTGCTGTTGGGTTACCTTGCCGCTGTTGAGAAGGTTCTGCACCTGTTGACGCGGGTCGCCCTGAAACTGCTGCCGAAACTGCTGAAACCTCTGCATCATCTGTGTAAACTGGTTCTGCGGTTGCATCTGATTGAACAGCGGGTTACTCATCCTCCGTCAGCCTCCTTCGGTTGTTCTGCTTCTTGGCGTTCATTTCGTCCAGCTCCGCACGGAGCGCGGCGATTTGACCGCTCATTTGTTCAAATTCAGCCTTCGTCACATAGTCGGGTGTATTTACTACTGCCGGAGATGGAGCGGCCTGAGGCGTTTCTCTGATCGTGTAATCGAGTGTTTTCATCGACGGCATACCTGACGCATCCGCGCTCTTGAGATAGATCGTCTGCTTTTCCGAATCCCAAAGCTGAACCGTCGTGTTCGGCGCGACGAGGTACGACTTCGCCCCGGCCTCTCCCTGTACCCAAATGATGGACGAATTGTTCTGCTGCTGTGCGGGTTGCTGAACAGGCTGCTGATACTGCGGGTAGAACATCGGCTGATAAGTTGCCGGGTATCCGTTGTTGTATGCCATGATTAATCCTCTCCTTTGCTCCAGTAGTACTGCGGAATCTCATTCGAGCTGTCCCATGAATCGAGGATGATGCCGTCCTTGACGGTCGCGACGTGGTTGCCGAATCCCAGCACGTATACGCCATGCGGATGATCGTGACAGAAATCTTCTGCGGTATAGCACTCAGGACAGGTGTTCGGGATCGCGTGGCGGTAGAAACCACGCTGCCGTAGAACCGCGCCCCACACGCTGTTCGAGCTTGGCATATCTGCCATCTGATACGCCGCCTTCGCGATCAGCGCGAAAGCCGTCTCCCAATCCACGCCCAGCGCTGACGAGATCGCCCTCACAGAGCAGTCACCAACGTTTCTTCCGGCCGGGTTCGGGTTATACTCAAGCCACACCGCACGCCACCTCGACCTCGTGGATATACGAATAAAGGGCGGCGATCTGATGCCGCGCCACAAAATCCCGGACAACCTCACGGGCTGTCGATTCCGGCACGCCACAGCGCACCAAACGAGATACACAGTCAGACATCAAACCGCCTCCCTTCGCTTCAAAATGGTACAATGAAACGCTTTTCCATACAATGAAGCGGGTGTGCGTGTTCCGTGCAGTTTTTGGGCAAATAAAAAGGCCCCGGCATCAGCCGGGGATGTGTTTATAAAGGGTCTGCTCTCGTTTGTATACGATGGTCTTTGTCTGCCGTACAGACAGATCATGGCGTTCTGACAGCTTTTCAAAAGTAAGGCCATCCAAAAGCCTGTGCTTAAGGATGGCTCTATCACGTTCGGCATGAGCACCGATGATCCATTCGTCTATGAGATGTTCAATTTGCGTTCGGGAGAGGTTGTCGAGTGTCACCGCGACTTCACCCGCCCTGTGCCGTGGCACATATTACATGTACGATAACCGCTATTCCCGCCCGTCTTCCTGCGGCGGGTTTTCACTGTTTGTCTTACCCTCGCCATAGCTTATATCACCCGTACCGCTTACAACGGCTGCTCCTTCCCCAGTGCTCACGTCCTGCGTTACTACAACATCCTCGAATTGGCTTTCATACCAAATCCAATAAGCATTGGTTCCGACGAGTGCAAAGAAGACGATCAGCAGCAGAATGAAAAAACGCTTATTAATGCGCTCAAGTCTGTTGATCTCCCCTTCATGCACATAAAACGGTATGGACGCTGGCTGCTCCACAACGTTCGTTTCGTTCTCGTTCATAAGATCGCCTCCTCGAGGCCATTATAAACAATCACACTCAATCAATCAAGTCTTCGGGCGGGTGTTCTTCTTCAATATAAACTGGGGTGTTGTTCCCGGCATCAGCCAGCCCTTCGCCGATGATATAAGCGACAACCGAAGCGCCCATCATAATGAGCGAACCGATCTGATCAGCCTCGGCTTCACTCGCGCCGCGATAGATGAGCAGACCAGTGACAAAGCCAACGACGGCGACCCAAAATTTGCGGGATGTGAGTTTGCGAATCAACGTTTCCATATGTTCTCCTTTCTCGTTCGGTCGGATTAAAAGTGTTAGTTGAATTGCCCGTCTACCCCAACTCCAACGAGCCGCACCCAGCGCCCAATCATCACCGCCATATAGACGGGCGGGTGTCCCCGATAGGTAAAACGTTAATGATACAGGTATCAATAACGCGACCTTAAGGTCTTATCAAAAGTGTCCTTTAACGTTGAGTTAAACGGTCATCAGATATTTGAGCATACAGTAGTACATCAATCCTTTTTTGCGATATCCATCTCCAAGGTTTTTGCACTCAGCCCAATATGTGCCGTCATCCGTTTCGGGGTCAACGTTAGTATTTGCCTTTTTACAACCAAACCCTTTACCGTTTTTCGCCACCCAATCACCATATTTATATGATGTTGAGCTGTTCCATGCATCTGCATTCAATCCCGGATGGATTATATCCATGCACAAGGGCTGTTCCCCTGACGAACCATCAAATGAAGGAATTTCACAAATCGGGAAATCTTTGTGCAGATCAATTGTAAGGTACTGAGGCTGAATAAATATGTTTTCAGATTCTCTACCTACATATTCCGACATCATCTTATTCTCTGATGCGCCGAATACATTGTATGACCACCATTTGCCATTGTTCTTGAGTGTAGGAGTCTCAGATAATGCCGAACCCTCTTGCAGTACTATTACAATTTTAATGTTTGATGATACGCTATGGATGCTAGATATAACATCATCATAACAACCTTTTATAGTTTCCCACGTTGTTGACCACTGGTTCGCACCAAGGTCAATTATAACGATATCAGGAGTATCACCAAGCGCGGTAACAGCTTTAGCAAAGCTAAAATGATGCCCGTTTGTGGTGGTAACTGATGCATCATAAAAGATATTTTGTGTTGTGCCTGTTATATACTGGTCATCACAAAAATTAACAATGCTCTTTCCTGAGTATGCTTCTCTTGATACTCCACCATTAGTTAACCGCCCAAGGAATGTAAGCGAAATATTAGAATCAAGCGAGAGCATACTACTCAGTTTTTCCCATGCTGTTGATGCCACACTTTTACTATCGCCAATTATCAAGACTTTCGCCGATCCTTGTGCAGTTTTAGGTACTGTGCGGAGTTGTAATTCTTTAACCTCAACAAGTTTGTTTTTATCGTATAACTTAATATCTAAATTAGTATTCCCGGATGTTGTAGGCACATCGAAATATGCGTTTTCTCTATCAAAGAAAATATAATCTGTGTTTGTATGTGTCTCTGCTGTTACAACATAATCTTTCGCAAGCCCCTTCAAAACCATAGGTTCAAAAAACAAATATGAAGGAACATCAACAACTTGCGGATACCATTCCGGAAGAAGCAAAGATGCGTATTGCGGGGATGAAGAAACCATAGCCGTATAGATTTCTTTTAGCTTTTCAGCAACTTCCCACGTTTCATTAACAGAAAAGCTGTTTATGTATGTCGCTTCATTTGCGCAGTTTGCGGCATACATCGTAGCACCTGAAGGAACAGTTGCTGTTGTTACATTCTGCCCGCTTGTACCATCAACTGTAGATAATACAGAACCATCTGCCGCTAAAAATACTACTTTGGGCGTACTCCAATACCCAGAATTAACAGCTATTTTTTCAACGCCAACAGCACTCCGCATAATATATGCTGTATTTGTCAAACCCGGATAAACAACGCCATCAGCCCCAATTTTACCGGGCTTTAGTTCGTCACTTCCGCTAATCAGTACCTCTATCAGAGAATCCTGTTTACTATCAATCGCAGACCACAGACTAAAATATTCTGTGACTGCCAAATCAGAAATTGATGAATTAGCACAGTTTACAGCATATTGCGCCGCCGCGCTTGGTACTGCTATTGTAGCTGTTTGTACCCCTGTTGTGGACGGCGAAATATACGATACAACTGTACCGCTTGCACCATAAAAAACAACAATCGGGAATGTTGCGCTCCACAACCCTGTCGTAACAGTAATTTCTTTTATGCCTGTACATTGTTTTATGATATACCTAAAATCTGACCGACTACCAAAAGTTCCATCAGCCAACGCAACCCCTGTTTTTATATATGTGTTGATGTCAACCGATGCATCTTTATCTATAGAACTCTTTAGATCAGAGATATCCGTCCTTGCCTGCGTGTCCTCAATGTCGTGCGATACGCCGCCGATTCTGATTTTTTTCGCATTTGTGGGCATTTCACATTACCTCCTCAAATAGTCATGGGTGTTCTCTAAGCGCCAGTATCTCTTCCTCGTAACGATCCCCGAGGTGGTTCCGGCCTTTGGCTGAATAGGACTTGTGCATCTGACAGAGCTGCTGTTTGGTTGAGCTTGGACACCAACCCTGTCCTGTGTAGAAATCATGCGCCTGCGCGAGGCTCTCATACTGCATATCCCCCATGTCGTCGATCAGTGCGGAGATATTGCTGTCGATGCTGTCGAGCCGCGCGATCATCATCTTCCGAAACTCCGCCTCGGCCTTCTGCTCGTCCTTGTGCCGCTTGTATGCAGCCTTGATCGGTCTCCACAGAATGACCGCAAGCAGCGCGAGGATGGCGGACACCGCTTTCGCGATGTCGCCAGCCCGCAGAACCGTGTCCTCCATGTTAATCCCCCTTCTCAACCTTCCATTCGCCTTCGAGCGTGATCTGTACGCCGTCGGTACGGCGCAGTACCGTGTATTTCTCGATATGAGGCTGTTTCTCATCGTCTGCGGGTGTTTTATCATCCGGCTGTCCGGTCGGCTGTACGCGCGTTAAAAACCGCCCATCGACGTACCCCTGATCGCCGTCATCATCGACGTACATCCAGCCGTTCGGACACTCGACCATCACGTCCACGATCTCGCCTTTCGGCAATCTGCCGATGATCGGGAATTCTGTGCCGTTGCCGCTGCGCATATTCAGCGGCCCACTCTGTGTCGTGACCTTTGCACGATAGATCACTCGCTCACCGTCCGGCATAAGATCCTCCTCGTAATCAACGTCGTTAAAATCCCCGAACCAATCCCATTCTTTGACATCTGAAACTACAAAGCCGAAGATCGTACCCTTTGCCTCGTAAACGTGCTGACCGTCTTTCGCGACGATTCCGATATGATAATAATCGTCGCCGTCGCGCAGCTTCAGCGCACCCTGTCCGGGCTTCGGGATCGTGGACAGCTTGCCCATTGACTGGCGTTTGATGCTGTTCGAGCCGTGCGGGATTTTGAGGCCGTACTGCCGCCAAATGTACACCATAACGCCTGAGCAATCGGCGACCATATGCCCGATCCAGCGCGAGCCATACTTCTGCGCCATCTCGTTTTCGGTCGCCTTCTGTCGGGCTTCAGTCCATTCAATGCCAGCCGTTCCCCAAATATAGCCCCATTGATCGCGGAGCATCATCTCGCAGTTATCGTAGAGGGCCTGTACTGGTATCTTGCTCATAGCGGATGCCCCCTAGAAGAATCGTCGTTTATAATCAAAAGCGCGTAGAGCAACATGGCGAAGCACCCGCCAAAGACAAACGCAAAAACATACGATAACACTTTGAAAACCATAACATAACCACCCTTTCATTTGGTTTTAGAATGAAACGGTGACATCCGGGTCGGTTGTGAGAATATACAACCGCACAAGACCTTTTGAAACGCTTCCAGACATGAGGTTGTATGTTTGCACCTTTCCGGTTCTGTTAGTCAATGGAACGACATTGGCGACAATACCAACCTGCTGAGAAAATGCATACACGATGATATTCTGCCATGAAATGTTTTTTGAAAAAGTGAACCCTTTGCCCTGAGCCCAGTATGCACCAGTTTGGAATGCGCCATAATCTAAGGATGTATACTCTGTGTAGATGAGTCTCCATTGGTTTATCCCTAGATTGGTCCGCGCATCAGCGGCATTTGTTGCGCCAGTTCCACCCATGCTTACCGACTGAGGAACCGTTCTCCAAATCCCGTTCTCTTTTTTATGCGCCCATACACCGAAGTCGTCCCCATGTATGATCACCTTATTGTCCTCATCCGGTGCATATTGAACATTAAGGCGCGTTCGTTCGTCTGTTTCTTCTCCGACGGTATAGGTCGCATAATCTACAGAGACACTATCATCTGTCTGATTTGTCTTTACAGTTTGAAGGTTCTTGCGTGCGTTTGATCCCGTTGTAGCCCCTGTACCGCCGTGGGAGATGTCTACGGTTTGAGACTGTAACGTGCTAATGTCATCGGTGACATCCTCAAGTTTTTCATAGATAGTTGTGGTGTCCGTCGTTGACATCGGAACGTTTGACGCATAGACGTTTTCCGCACTACCCGTTCGTCCTTTTGGAATACCGAGGTTGAGGATCGGCGCGGTTTGCGTTCCTGTAATCGTCGCTGTCGCATCTGATTCTTCGGATAGCGTCTGAACCGTTCCGATTGTCAGATTCGGTGTGTGACCGATAGGGATGCCAAAGGCAATATGCTTGTGGCTGTCAACCGTCGAAACCGTAGCCGTAGCCGTAGATCCGGGTGTGAGGTTTGATGCCTCAACGGTGAGCGTCTGAATAGCCGTCGCTGCCGTGTCTGCCGCTGTCGCCGCCGTGTTCGCCGCGCTTGCCGCGCTGTTCGCGCTAGTTGCCGCAGCATTTGCCGCAGCCGTTCCTTGCTCCATGACAGCAATCTGCGCCAGCAGTTCTTCGAGGGATGGGATGATGTTCTCCGGGTCGACAATAGTATCCGTCGTGCTGCGCGTGATCGTGCCGTCGCCCCAAAAGATAGCGGTTGTCACGTTGGTCGAGACGGCCTTGATAATCAGACTAAAATGCCCGGAGTTCGCGTAGCACGAAGAAGGAAGGGTCACGGATGCGACGTTATCCGTCAGCGTGCCTGAGATTGTCACCGTGGCGTTGTCGGGCCGGATAAAATACGCGCTGATGGTCTGCCCGGTCAGGTCTGCGACCTTTCCGTCATCGAGCACGCGCACGTTGATCGTATGCGCCGCCTTGTCATTTGCCGCGAACAGGCGACCGAGGCGCACCATCTGAATGCCCTTTGCAAGGTCGACCGTTGCGCTGATTACGTTTACCGCGCTCAAGCATCACCACCCCTTTCTTCTGAAAGAATAATCATAACGAACTGGCCTTGATCCGCTGCATAAGTCACGCGAGATAAGCCATCATACTGCTGCTCGTTCTCACCGTCGATGATTGTCAGCGAGTCAGCGCCGTCAAGGTCTTCGACGATCTGCGCGAGCCGCGCACGGTTAAAGACGAACGTTGTCGCCGTGCCGTGCTGAAGGTCATGGTTGAAGCCGTCGACCTCATACTCCGCGCCGTTATTCGTCCTGAGTGTCATCCTGCTTCGCCTCCTTTTTTTCCAAAGCCCGCTGAACAGATTCAAGCATCAGGATCGCGCCGAGCACCAAGTCGAGGTTTTTTCTGCCGCTCACCGTAACCTGTTCAAGACTGTAAATCACGTTCTTCACCATCTGAGATGTTGTAAAAAGTCCGCCGCCGTACTGGATGGCGTTATTGCTTTTTGTGAGGGCCTCGTCAATTTGTTCGAGGTCATTTTTCAAATCGTCCATAGGCCCTCCTTAATAGCCGAGGTAGTGTATAGTGTCCGTGCTTTTTGAAACGCTTCGGACATAGTTAAAACTCCTGCCGCCTGCAACAGTCGAACCGTCGTACGTGATCGCGATATTATCCTGAGAATCTGTGTTTACGCTTATACTTTTTACGATGTCCGTCTCTTTCCACGACACGTTGTGGCTCAGAATTCGCACGTAGCTGTTGCAAGTGAAGCCTCCGCTGCCGACCGTAAGCTGCGAAGCATCCAATGCGCCAGCATTTGCGAGGACGGTTTTGATGCTCGATGTCGTGACGTAACCGTCTAAGTTGATCTTGCTGGCTTGAATCGTCACGGCTTCGGCTGACTGGTTGATCGCTGAGATAACGCCGTTCTTTTCGACCTTCGTTGAAATGCCTTGCGCGTTGACCTGAATTGCGGCGGTATTGTTTGATACGTCGTTCGTTGTCGTGATCTGCTCCGTTGCAAGAATTTCGACAAGCGACTTCTTGCCGTCGACCTGAATGCCAGCCGTCCGCAACGCGCTTACAAAGTCGTTCTTGTCGAGGTATGCGCCGTAGGTATCGTCGTAGACCATCGTCTTCATCGCGGCATAAGCATCGCCGACCTCGACAGTCGCGGACGTTTCGCGCCATACGGCGATATCCTCGTCCTCAAGGACGGTGATGTATTTGTCGTGGTGTTCCAGCCGCTCGACATTCTGCGCGATGCCACTAGCATTTCTCCGTGCTGACGATGAGTTGCCTTTGCTTCGGCTGTCCGCGCTGTTTGCGGTAGCCTGTGCCTTTGCCATGCGCTGTGAGAGGTCAGCGACCTCGTTCGCAAGCGTCAGCGTGACGTGTTCAGGCTCGCCGTACACATCCGCATAATCAATCGCGGTGATCCACTCCTCGACCGTCACGCCGTAGGCGGGCAAAGCAAGCCGAAACTTTTTGCCGATGGTGAACGAATCGAGGCTTTCGCCTGTCGCCTGTGACAGATCCACGGCATCCAGTTCGATGGAGATAGACGGCTCCTTGCGCTTCTTTAGCCACTGCCGAGCAAAGCGAAGGGCTTCTTCCTCCTCGCTCTGTTCATCAATCGGCATATACTGCTCGACTACACCATATGTCGAGACCGTATCAGCGTCGAGGTATCCGTTCGGCAAGCCGTAGGCGTACACGCGCGTGCAGAGGTCAGAATCGTCATAGGACACCCGCGCGGATGTCAGGTTGCGGGACAGCCGCCCCTCTGCCTGTACCGTCGAGCTTTTGGCAACGATGTTCAGTTTCCACGGCAGCGTGGATTGATCCGTCGTGATGATGTAGTCGCCGAGCTGATCCATCATCTCTGTCAGAAGGTCGAGCGCGGTCGAATCGCCCGGTGTAAGATAGACCGTATCCGTCGCCGCGACCGTACCGACCGACCACAGCGTCTGCTTGTTCAGCATCTCCGTCAGCCATTCGCGCGGGGTCTTGCCCTCTTCTTCATCGCCGTGCAGGATGGTGTCGTTGAGGCTGCACAGCCCATGTTCAAGGGTCATGCGCTGTTCGTCGCTGTCGTAGGACATTTCGGACTGGCTGACTCTGAATATACCGACCGAGCCGTGGATCGTGAAAAGCTCGATCCAGCTCCGCATCGGGATCACAGCGTCCTGCATCTCGATGGTCATATCGGCAGTCGAGACCGGGTCTTGTGTCAGGTTGATCGACAGCCCGGACGGATTCAGCCGCTTCGTCTCCTGCATCGTCGTTGGGTTTAAAAGGCGGGGCATTAACACATTGCTCACAGATACAGCCCCCTCACCTTAAACGTGACCGTCGAGCTGACGTTCGTTGTGAACGAGCAGCGGGAGAACTTGGAGAAAGGTATCATCAGGTCATCGTGGCTCGCCGCCGTGCGCTTATTCAGCAAAGACGCGCCTGTGTCCATGCGCTCGATGTGAAGGGTGTTGCGCTCGTCGTAGTAAAGGCCGAGCGTTTTGCCGCTTGGGATCGACAGCCCCGACAGGATGATCGAGGTGTCGCCCGCCGTCAGGGTGGCACTCGTCAGCGTGCCTGTAGGTTTTACCTCAACTTCGACATAAGGGTCAGCCGCCGCGCCGGGGGCGTAGAGGTTGCCAGCGTTCGACGTGCCGCTCAGGATCAGCATCGTCGGGGTTTCGTCCTGCCAAAACGGGTTGTCAAACGCCGTAAGAGACAAGGACAAGCGGCCTGTCCATCGGCTGACGGACTGGACGGTAGGCGGGGTCGTACAAACAACCGTCAGCCGCCGCCCCGGCTTATCGTCTACGGTCAGAACGCCGCCAGACATCGCCCATGCCGTCACCCTGTCGACAATGGACTGGCGGAGCGCGGGGTTGTATTCATGCACCTCGAACAGGATGGTTACAGTCGTTTGTCCGACCTTCTGCCGCAGCATACGCTCGCCGTGATGCCGAGCGTGTTCGGCTGTCTGCGTGTCGATCGACGGCGTTGTGTAGGAGATGTCCTGCACAACGATGGCGGGATCGATATCCTGCAGACCTATACCGTCGAGCCAAACGCGCGAGCGGGGTTCCACTCTTTGCAATTCTCTAATCATGCAAGAACAAACCTCCCCGCACGCGCCTTGCGCTCAATCTCCCTTGATACCGTCTCAGCCGTAAGCCGTCCGACGCGTTCCTTGTCCATGATGACCGCAATGCCCTCAAGCGAAGACCTGACGGCAGACGCGATAGAGGACGCGCTGATTTGCTGCCCGCCGCTTCTCCACGCCGTGGCATCGCGCTTATTCAGAACAGCCTCGCCTTCATGCAGCCTTGCGAGATACCCGTTGTTCGGGATGTAGTCGATGCCCGCCGCTTGGTTGTTCCACATATCATACGAGCGCAGGACATCGCCCATGCTCGTCGAGCTGTGCAAGCCGTACGTATTGTCGGAGTTTGGTAAACCGTTAGCATTCAATCCAGCCGCGCCAGCCAAAAAGTCCTGCACGGCGGCGAGCGCGTTTGCCGCCCAGCTCACAACATCCTGCAAAGCTCCTGTGACCGTATTGATCGCGCTCACCCATACAGGCTCGCCGAATACGGACGAGAAGAACGTGGTCGCCCATTGCAGCGCCGCATCAGCCGCACTGCTGATGGCATTCCACGCATCCCGTATGGCGTAGAGAACCGTCTGCACCCATTCGGGCAAGGTCGGCACGACCTCTTCGAAAAAGGTATTTATCGCGCTCTTGACCCAGTCCACTGCGGACGAAATGCTGCCCCACGCATCGCGGATTCCGCCGAGGACGGCCTCAACCCATTCAGGCATCTGAATATCAAGCTCGCCGCTGAAGAACGCCGTTACAGCCTCTTTGACAGCGGACACCGCACCCGTGATGTTGTCCCATGCTGTTTTGACCTTCTCAAGCGGGCCTTTCAGCCATTCGGGCGTATCGTCCGGGATCTCGCCAGTTTCGAAGAATTCGGCGATTTTCTCCTTGGCGGTCTTTACTCCTTCTCGGACTTTATCGAACTTTTCTTCTATCGGGGCAAGATTGTCAGCGAGCGACTGCATCCCCTCTTTGGCCTGTGCCAGCTTGTCAGCCGTCCACTCGCTCAATGCCTCTTTCGCTTTACCAGCCCACTCTTTGACCTGTTTCCAGTTTGTGGCAAGAACAAGTGCGACCCCGGCGAGGGTCTGAACGGGTGCGAACAGCAAGCCGAGGACGACAGCAAGCGCACCCAGCGCAGCGATCTGCTCCGGGCTAGCACTCGACAGGAAGTCGGAGAACGCGCCAGCAAGCTCCGTCACCGTTTCAACGGCAAAGCCGCTGACAACATCCCATATGTCACCCAAGAACTCCGCTATATTGCTGATGTAGCCGCTGAGTGTCTCGCCGTTCTCATTGATCCAGTTGAAGAAACCCTGAACACCATCCAGCACGATATTGCCGAGGTTGTACAGGTGCAGCGCGAATTGGTGGAAAGCGTCCTGCACGTTCTCCTGCGTTGCAAAGTTAATGACGGCCTCAAAGATGCCCGTCAGCGGTTCGAGCAGCGAATAGCCGAGCAGATTGCCTAGCCCGCCCGCGACGCGCTTAAGGTCGTCCAGCGTATCGCCAAACTTCACGCCAGCGTCGATCATGCTGTCCGACATGACGAAGCCGAGCCGCTCCGTATTCTTGCGGAGATCGTTCATCGCCTCGGACGAGGTATTGAGCAGCGGCATCAGGGTCTGTCCGTTTTTGCCGAACAACTGAATAGCAAGAGCGGACTTCCTCGCGCCTTGTGGCATCCGCTGGAACGCATCCACAACAGTCTCGAACGCGCCCTCCTGAGACATCCCGGCGAGGCTATCCCATTGGAGACCCAATTGTTCAAACGCCTCGACAGCCGAATCAGACCCGCCGAGGATGGCGCTGTTCAGGGTCTTCATGCTCACGCCCAAGCTGTCGATAGAAGCGCCGCTTTGGCTGAGTATATAATCCCATTGCTGGAATGCTTTGCGGCTGATGCCGAGAGCCTGAGACTGTTTATCAATGCGGTCTGCGGCCTGTGCGGTAGTGTTGGCGAGGTTCATGATACCGTCTGCCGCCTTTTTGACTGCCGCGACGGTGAAC